GCTGTTCGCTGAGCCGCCGAAGGTCTGCTGCCAGCTTTCCCTTACGCGGGACGGGTCCTTAATTGTGCCTGGATGCTCCAACACGCCGGAGGGAGCCGCGCCGTTTGCGAAGAACTTGCTGCCGTATTCCTCCGTGGCTATCGCAAGACCGATGGCGTTCTTTGCCATCGCAATCGGCGAGTAACCGACCAGACCATCAAAGCCGAGTCCGGGGATGTGCAGCACATCGGACGGGCTTAATATGACCGTATCGCCCTTCATGGTCTGCGCTTCATCGGATGACCGCTGATACTGGTAGTAGAGCCTGCCGTCCGTGTCCCGGTTGACAGTCATCTTGTTCGCCATCAGCGGATAAAGCCCGATGATCTCGTCCTTGCCGTTACGGATGATCTGCGCATAGGCGTTTCCATAAAGCAAAAGATGAGTCATCAGCGTTTCTCGGAACACGAATGAACTCATCTCAGGATTCGGCTCGTCATGGAGCAGAAGGTATAACGGATGGTCGATGGCTTTTTCCTTGCCGCCGTCCTCCCGGTATCGATACATATGGAGCGGCAGCCCCGCGATGGCTTCAGACAGGATACGCACACAGGCATACACCGCCGTCATCTGCATGGCGCTCCGCTCGTTTACGATCTTGCCGGAAGAAGTACCGCCGAGGTAAAAAGCGTAGCTGCTACCGGGAGTCCTGTTCACAGGCTTGTCCCTTGACTTAAAAAGTCCCGAAAATATACTCATTTCACATCACGCTCCTTCCTAAAACACCAGGAGACCCCTGGTGTCGTATACGCTTTCACCCGTGTCGTTCCCGCAGCGGATGGCACGGTCAAGCCCCATGATGGTCGCTATCGCGCCATCGATCTTTTCTGTCGATTTTTCCTTGTCCGCCTTAATGTTTCCAGCGGGATCGGTACGGATATAAATGTTGTCCATCATCCATCTCAAAACGGGATGTCCGCCGTGAGCGATCTTCTCCTCCAAGGTCAGCTTCATCAGTTCCTTGGTAGGCGGACTCATATCCTTGAAGCCTTGTCCGAACGGCACGACTGTGAAGCCCATGCCCTCAAGGTTCTGCACCATCTGCACGGCTCCCCAGCGGTCAAAGGCGATTTCTCGGATGTTGAACCGCTCTCCAAGCCGCTCGATGAATTTCTCGATGTAACCGTAGTGAACGACATTACCCTCCGTGGTCATGAGCAAGCCCTGACGCTCCCAAAGGTCATAGGGAACATGGTCGCGCTTTACACGAAGGTCAAGCGTGTCCTCTGGCACCCAGAAGTACGGAAGGATACTGTATTTGTCCTCCTCGTCCTGCGGAGGGAACACCAGCACGAACGCCGTGATATCCGTGGTACTTGAAAGGTCAAGACCGCCGTAGCAGATTCGTCCTTCCAGATCGTCCTCGGAAACGGGGAACGCACAGGCGTCCCACTTGTCCATAGGCATCCATCTGACCGACTGCTTCACCCATTGGTTAAGCCTTAACTGCCTGAAAGCGTTCTCCTCGCCGGGATTCTGCTGTGCGGACGCACACGCCGCCTTCACCTTGTCGATGCCGACCGTGATACCGAGGGATGGATTGGCCTTCTTCCAGACCTCCGGGTCCGTCCAGTCCTCGTCCTCTGCCGCACCGTAGATAACGGAATAGAAAGTCGGATCGACCTTCCGTCCCGCCTGGATATCCAGGGCTTTCTGATGCACCTCATAACAGATGGAATTCGTGTCATTGCCCGCCGTGGTAATAAGAAAGTAAAGCGGCTGCATCCTCGCATCGCCGGAGCCCTGGAGCATGACGTCAAACAGTTTTCTGTTAGGCTGCGTGTGAAGCTCATCGAAAATGACTCCGTGTGTATTAAAGCCGTGCTTGTTCGCCACATCCGCCGAAAGCACCTGGTAGGAGGAATTGGTCGGCTTATACACGAGCTTCTTCTGTGATTCCAGTATCTTCACGCGTTTGGAGAGAGCCGGGCAGAACCGCACCATATCCACGGCCACATCAAACACGATCTTCGCCTGGTTGCGGTCTGCCGCGCATCCGTACACCTCGGCGCGTTCCTCGCCGTCACCGCAAAGAAGAAGGAGCGCCACGGCCGCCGCAAGCTCGCTCTTGCCCTGTTTCTTCGGAATCTCTATGTATGCCGTGTTGAACTGCCGATAGCCGTTGGGCTTCAAAATGCCGAACAGGTCGCGGATGATCTGCTCCTGCCAGTCGATCAGTTCAAAGGGCTTACCCGCCCATGTGCCTTTCGTATGGCAGAGCGACTCGATGAACATGACGGCGTAGTCGGCGGCGTCCTTGTCATAGCGGGAGGTCTTCGCCATGAACCTGGTGGGCTTGTATTTCTTCAGTTTTCGCATTTGCACCACCTCCCGAATGGCATAAAAAATGACCTGCCTTTCGGCAAGCCGTCCTCAAATCTATCTGTACGAGAGACAGAGCCTTCCGGCTCGTCCCTTTGGTTATTCTTTTCGCTGTGTCTTACTGCTGCATTGCCCAGGCGATTGCGTGACCGTCATCCTCGAACTCGACCTCGCTTGCCGCCCTCAGTCCGATTGTTCCTTCGCAGGTATGGTCATCGTCAAGGAACTCGTAGGTTGCTCCGAAGTAGCAGGGCTTGTTCTGCCCGTTGTAGTAGTATCCCGCGATGACCACCTTGTCTCCAAAGGTCAGCAGCTTGCTCCAGCGGCATTCCAAATCCTCCGGCGTGGTGGGATTCGGCAGTCTGTATTTTCCCATTGCTTCGTTGATCGTCATTTTCGTGTCCTCCGTTTGCTTTGTTTTCCCTTTCGGTATGTACATATATCACTCTGAAAGCACATATTATCAAGTCATTTCCGGGAAATATATGTACCAGATATCCGGCGCGGGAATTGTGTATTTTACTCCTCTTCGCCAGTCAGAATGAAACGGACATATTCCTTCCGATGTTCCTCCAGCCATGCGACCAGTTCGTAGAAGTCTCACTCATAGGCAAGTCTCTGCACCATGTTCACATCGAACATATTGGTAAGCCCCGTATCACGGATGGCAAGAATCTGTTCCTTAATCGTCTGCGTCATCGCTGCACACCTCCAATCCCAATATCAGCTTGGTGTATATGGTGGTATATCGTTCGCATTCCGCACCCTCCGAGCCTGCGATAGCCTCAAGGAAAAAGTCGGCGGCTTCCTTGCGGGAATCCCACACCTTTTTCTCGCCGTAGCAGACGGTCGTGACCGTGGCGAGTTTTTTCACGATATCCTCGCCGTAAACCACGTTCAGACCGCTGCCCGTGTCCCACCTCATTAGCAGGGAGCCGGTATCGTCCACACCGAGGACGGTTCCTTTCGTTCCGGCAGGAGGAGCCTGAACATCCTCCATCCTGACCAGCACCACCCGTGTGCCTGCAGGGTACTCCCTGCGGATGCGGTCGACCGTTTCCTTATTCGGAAATCTCATGCTCGGCACCTCCGTTCTTGAAAGCCGAGGAGCCTGTGAGGTTCTTCAGCAGGATTTTTCTGTCGGTCTTGTAGTCCGCTCCGATGAATCCAAGGCGGAGGAGAAAGCAGCGGAATGCGTATTTCTCGTTGTCGACCGCCTTTTCGGTTGCCGTCACCCTCGTGGCGTTCTTCGCCATCTCGGAGAGCTTGCTGATAAAAGTGGTGTAGGCGTGTACCGCAGCCGCATCGACCTCGGTGAACCAGGGGAAGGAAACCTTCTCGTCCGTCACCTCAATCGGAAGGGCATCCGTGCCGGCCGCTTTTTGTATGAGCGCAGCCTTGCTTTCCACGATCCGTTTCAGGTTGTCGAGTGCGCCGTCCGTAAAGAAGCTCCTCGGCATCTCGACCGTAAGCCCGTCTGCGGCGGCCTGTGTTGCGGTTTCAGCCTGTTCTTCGGATTCTTCCTCGAAACCGTCCTGCGGCTCACATTCAAAGCCTGCGGCGGCGATGGCTTCAAGCACCTGCTCGACCTCCTCGCTGTCTGCTCTGTCATCGAAGAGGAGCGTTCCGTCCTTGGTGACCGTGAAGTAG